CTGTAGGCTTGACCATGTGATCGATGCAGGTTGATGTTGATCTTTGCGGCTCGGTAGTACGATGGAGCGAGATTGTTATCAATACAATGTCCGTTCTGAAACTGAGCCAGCGGCGACTCGTCCGTCATGTTCGGCCAAGGACCAAGTAACCGCAGGTCGACCCCCGTCCAGTCAACCGACTCAAAGAACGCTTGCCGGTCAGCGAACCCAGATCCCAGAAACAGCACATCACAAGCCGCTTCCGGATCTGGGTCGACCGGCTTATGGATCATCGGATCGTGCGACGAAGGCAGATACCCCCATCCGTCATGCGTCGATGCCGAATACCGCTCGTTGGTAAACACGAGTGCATCCGGATTCGCCTGCACCCATTCCACCTGTTCGTTGTCCTCGTATGGAGATTCAGTCAGAATACAGACCGTTGGAATCCCAGCCCAACGCAACAGATGCAATGCACCCGGCCAGAGGTTCAACCCGCTCACCACCACCACCACATCAGCTTCGCAATAGATCGCTTCTGGCAGGATGCACTCAGATGCCATCTTCGCCATGAGACGAACATCGCTCTTCGCACTCTCCAGTGTGCGGTTGTCCGTTTCCTCGGCATAGCGACGGGTCGCTGTGATGTGGTAGATCAGTCGCTTTGTGAGGATGTAATCCGTCAGATGATGACCAGCCGCCTTCAGCGCATTGGCGTATCCTGTTGCCACGTCAGAGATCGCCATCTCTGCGCCGGGCCAGACAAAGAGCACCCGAAGCGGCTCGGTTGCCGTAGGGTCTTCTCGTGGCGAGAAAGGAATCGTGCTCATGATGGATCTTTCGCCGCTTGATAGTTCATCGACCATCGCCATCTGTTATCCGCATCACGCGGAAACGTGGTGGGGGTCGAGTTCAGCGACATCACCGTTTGGTAGCGTGTACCGCTCAAGCTCTCGTTCTCAATACCAACCAGCACCTCGTGAATGCTTTGCACCAGCGCACGACCTGTGGCAAAGGTCTGGTTCCGAACCACTACTTGGAACGTCGCATTCTCAAGGCGTATCACGCCTGTTCCTAGGTCGTGGTCCGGTGCGGGTCCGCTGTACTCCATAATCGCCACGCAGTTCGCCGGGTCGTCCGGCATGTCCCCTTCAAAGCAGTTTGTCGCCCGTGTGAGCGATGCCACTGCTCCGGTAACCTTGACACCAATCTCATCCAGCAGCATGTCTACTCAGCCCCACGTTCTCCCTGTCTCGGCTGTGTCACCAGATAAACACATGGCGCAGTCGCGGCCATGACCACCTTCTGTCCGGTATCGAGCGTCCACTCTGCCGATGTAACTGAGCCAGCCGACATTTGAACGCGAAAGTCAGGTGGCGCAGGAACCGGCACAGCGGCGACAGTCTCGCCACCGTGGAAACAGCGCAAGATCGGAGTGCGTTCCTGTGCGACCGCTGTCGGCCACACGGCATACGCGAGTAGTACTCCACTGATAATCGCCACACGCACCATTGGATCTGCAACTACGTCGTGAATCCACATAAGCTCCTCCGTGACTACCCATACACCGTCGTCTTGCCACGCTTCGATGAAGCTGCGCGAATCATAGTCGCGACCATCTCGTAAACACGAGGAGCCATCTTTGCGACCGGCTCTTCCAGATACTTGGCCTGCGTCGGTGGTTTGTGGTAGTAGAACAGGTTTTCATGCACTTCTTCCGCATACTCCGCTGCCGATCCACCGTAGCTCAACAGAACGAGAATCTCGTCACGCTTGAGCACTGGCGGGTCGACCTGTTGGGACGAGCGCAAAACACCCTCATCCACAGGCACAATGGCAACAGACTTACTCATAATCAATTCACCGGCAACCGACAGCGCGGCAGCGACAGCGTTCAGGATCTCTACGTTCACGTCGTTGACAACCACGGTCGACTGAATGTTGATGTTTGCCATCGGTCTAAAGAGAGATCGTCGTGTGATGGAGTCCGTCTTCGTCTGGCACCATTTGCACAGACATGATTCTCGGTTGCTGTGGTGTCCATGTGTCAGGTAACGTCACCCGGTCATCCGGACCAATTACAGCCGCCGCATATAGATGCACTTGCACCGTGCTTAGTCGTAGCTCACCCTGTGCATCACGCACCTGACGATGCCGACCTGAGACACGCGCCTTGTACTCGACCTTGTCACCGAAGGTGTCTTCGTTGTTGACGTTCTTGCCAGTCTGCGGCTCGACATACACGGTGTCGACATAGAGTTCTTCTAGTTCGGCAGCAAGGCTCACGGGTCACCCCCTGTCCACAGTGTTTGCCGTCGTCGAATCACACCAGTTGTTGATCCGGACTCATCGTGCAAGGTGTTGTGGAACTTGCGCTCTTTCAAATCCTCGTTCTGGTCAATGTTGTCTTGATCTGTAATAAGCCGACCGCCAACAAAGGGGTTCTGGTGACTGAGTCCGTTCTTGCGCCATTCTGCCGACAGTGCCATGTAGTCACTCTTCCCGTAACTGATCGACACATCGCCAACCGACTTGCTCGCTACCGGACCCACGCGCATCGCCAGCACTCCTGCCGTGGTCGACGCTGCCATCCAACTGTTCGCCGAGACAGACACCAACGAATCAATCTCCGCATCACTGATCAGGTCCAGCTTTGGCGAGACGTTGGTCTGCGTCAGGAAACGAATAAAGTCTCGCTTCTGCGCGGCGGTCCCGGTCGGATTCGGATCGTCTCCGTAAGTCTTTGCCATACCTACCTACCCGTCGAACCCGTCGCCACTGGAGAACACGTTGACGATTAGGTTCGCCGTTCCCGCTGCTGTCTTGCCTTCGACTCCGCTGTGTCCACCTAGCGATGTCTTGGTGTCCTGTTCTAAATTCTCGTTCGCTGCGAGTTCGGCGTACGTCGTATACCGTGGCAGTCCAAGCATCCCCAACACCGTCACGGATGAGTCGAGTGCCGCCGAGACCTCGATGCGATACCAGAACAGTGGGTCGTAAGTGAACGGCACACCCGCACCGGGAGCGAGTCCCATGCCACGCATCCGTTCCTTGACGTGTGCTGTCGGCACGGTCCATGTAATAGCCGCATCTTGGGCAAGTGTCGCACCGCTGTCCGCTGTCCCGTCCGTATCGCTGATATCTGCCCACGCTGATCCATTCCAGTACTTGACGGTCATAACTGACGCCGTGCCATTGACCGCCCCAACGTCTACCTGCAATCCGCGAAGTGGCACATGCGATCCGACCAGCACGAAGTCACCATTTGCCAGCGTGTCCATGCTGCTTAGGGTCAGCAGTGTGCCGTCCGCACCATCCTGCATACTGTCGCTGGCGTCTGTCACCGTGCTGAGATTATCGTCGGTGTGCAAGACTGTAATCCACGGCATGGGTGCAACTTGAGCCGCCTTTGCGGTCGAAAGGTTTCGCGCATGGAGCTTGGCTTTAGTCGTGCCAAGTGGAAAGAGCACTCTGGCAGTGGTCGTGCTCAATGCGGTTCCACCGTCTGCGGTTGATGCTGACCGCCATTCGTGGTTGATTGTTGCCATACCTTACCCCTACATAACAACAGCCCGGCCCGGCGCGAGTCGCCAAGCCGGGCTATGTTAGTTCCCTTGGCCTATCGCTACGCTCGCTTGCCCCAAGTGGCGAACCGCCGCACGTCGCATGTCTTGACAGCGCTGGCATTCGATTCGACGTAGAAGCTCGGAGCGACTTCTTCGTCCGCATCAAGTGATGCGCTGATTGACGTAACCTGCGTCTTGTTCACAAAACAGGTCATGACACCGGCAGTGCTAATCTCGACACGCCAGCGCTGGAACGTGCCAGCCGCCGAGATGGTCGTGCTGCAATCCACACCGGTCGCGGTTGTCGCAAGAGACGCCGCTTCGTTGGACTTGTTGTGCGGTGCAAAGACACCGTCTGCGTCCGTCAAGCCGCTGTCCTGAAACAGTCCCGCGACATCATCAAGCACGAGCGTGATGGTAGTGCTTGACCCTGTGCAAACCGGGTCGAGTGCATTCGCCGCCGCACCAATGAATCCGCAGAAGGTCGCCCGTGCCGTGATAGCCGTGTTCTGTGTGAACTCGACATCAATCACAATGGGACCGTGCGTATCAGGTTGAAACGGTAGCGTCGTGTCACCAACACCCAACGCGGCAACGTGCGCCGTCTCGTTGGTGGTCAATAGTGACCCAAGCGACCCGGCTTCAGCTACGCCAGCCACAGTGAACCCAGAATCGGTCTCTGCAATTCCTTGTCCGTGGACGCGCAACCCGCTTTCGGCAAGTATGGCAGTGGCATCCGTGTTCGATGCCGCTTTTTCGGAATGCCCACGGAAGTCCGAGTGCCACGCACGAATCCCAGACTGGTCATAGCTAACCGGTGTCCAGTAGGGAGATGCTTGCGTGTTCTCGTTGACATAGATCACTTTGGTAGCCGTGTCCATATACAGAGAACCGGGACCAAATGAGTGCGCCTTCGCGCCGGTCCCAGATGTGCCGCTAGCAGGAGCACCAGACCCGGCGTTAAAGCCTGATCCGTTGACGGCTAGTGCTCCTACGTTTGCGATGCCTCGCGTTACAGTGTTTGCCATGATTACTGCCCCACACTGAGAGATGGTGTCCGTCGTCGTCGCTGACGCGGTGGATGTTCAGCGACCTTCGACGAACTCGCCTCTGACTGCCGTTTGGCTTTCGGCCAAGTAATGTCCTTGTCGGACCCTACTTCGCGACAGTACCCCTGCTCTTGGCACATGCGGAGGTTTCTCCAACCAGTGGCATCCACCACCGCTCCGGTTGGGATCGTCGTCCGCTCATGTGGTAGTGGCTTCAATATCTCGACCAACATTCATCACCCCCGTGGTTAGTCGTTACCTGCGTAAGCAGTCTATGCCACCGCGCCGTTGAAGAAGTAACCGAGATCGGTTGAAACGACTTTGTCGTCAAACGCAATCTCGCCTTCGACCCGGTCGGCCTTGCGGTATTCCATACGCATCCGGCTAATGCCAATATCTTGGCCTAGTCCGGCTGAGACGCCTTGCCATGTGAAGATATATCCCGCACTCGGCGCAAGCAGCGACGGTGACGGATTCACATAACAGAGCAGCGCATGTTTACCATGCACTAGGGAGAAGGATGCTGTCGCACCTTCAACCGCTGTATTGTTGACCGAAGAAGCCACAATCACCCGGTCGACACCGAAGATACCCGCGAGCATCTGCTCAGTGACCACATTGGCTGACGTGTATTTAAACCGGTCCACGATGTCAGGATGGTGCTTCAACTGTCGAAACGTCTGGTAACCCAAAACCAGCGTGTTCGGCATCATGCCAGTGCTCGTCAAGATGGTTTCCTTGCCAAGCTCGACATCGTTGATAGGATCGGACGTGGTATACGCCGACCACAAATTGCTCGGCGTTACGTCGTTGTCCCAGACGCTGGTCGTGAAGTAGTCACTGGCCCACTGCTTCTCCATCCGAAGAAGCAAACGACCCGTCACAAACTCAGTCGCATCGCGGTCTGGGTTAATCGGTGCATCGGCATTCATGCGAACTTGATCCGGCACATCCTTATGGAGTGCAAAGACGTCGCATGAATAGCTTGCCGTCGATACGTTGTAGCCAGACCCTTCGCTCTCGGTTGCTGGCCCACGCACCTTGGCTTCGTCCCTGAACCAGTCAGCTTTGGTGTAGATGTAGTACTTGTCCGTCTGTTTCTGGACAGGCACAATCGGGAACACCCGGCTGGCTATGAACTGTGATGCTCGTTGCCGATAGGCGACCGAGATGTTGGTCAACACTGCGTCAACATGAACATCGGTCGGGGTTGGCTGAGATGGCATAACTCGATCTCCTCGTCTTGTTCACACGCTTTAACTACGCCGAACGATGAGGCGCAATACAATTTACCGTGCAGGTTACGTACTCGCCTGCACCCGTCACCGTGTCGGTCGCCATTCCGACTACGTACTCGGTCGTATCCGACCCTGCCGTCTTTCCGTCGACCTGCCCATCGGCAGATGTGCCAATCACATCCCCGGCGGTGATCGCGCCATTGGCTTGAATCTTTCCAACGCCAATCAGTCCGATGGTCGCTGCCTTGCCCAATGTGTCAGGCTTGTTCAGCAACACACCATGCGGAATATCGGTCGCCGCCGCTATAGCCGCCACTCGACCGTTTGTGTCGAGCTTTACGAATTTCAGATGATGCGCTGAGATATCAGCAGCGGCTTCTCTCGTGTCTGTCAGCAACCAATTCTCTCGTGCCATAAGAACAACCTCCAGTCGGGTCCAGCGGTAACCTAGTTAATGGTTCGCCCACGCTGCTTCTGCTCGTCCAGATGCCGCTTGTAGAGCACCGGGTCGGCTTCGCATACCTTCGCAACAGCGTCCCCGAACTGCAATGATCCGCTGCTGTCATCGACGAGCTTGTCGGCTCGCTTGTTGATTTCGCCCTGTGCCGATGCAGACGTATCTCCAGACCCGGCACTGCCCTGCTCGGCGAACAGGCTACCCGTCCGAATCGCTTCAGCCGCACCTGTCATCAGGGCATCAATGCGATTCCATTTGTCTGTGTCAAATTCAGAAATCGCCTTGAAGATTTCGATGTCGTCCTCGGCCTTGATACCGGGAACACCTTTCCACTCGTTGGCGATCTTGCCTTCAAACGCTTTGGTGATGCGTCGGTCCTGCTCGGACTTGGCAATGGTCTCTGCTTTCTCTGCGCGGTCAGTCGCTTCCTTCGCTGCGACCTCGGCTTTTTCGAGCTTTACTTGGGTGTCCGCAAGCGCTTTCGACACAGCGTCATCGATGCTTTTCTGTATGTCAGTCGCATCATCGGCTTTTTCTGTCACGGTGTTTTCAATCTGATCATCATCTGGCATTGTAGGCTCCGCTTCTGAGATGAACTCCGTCAACGTCGTCACGAGTTCTCGTAGTCTTCCAAGTCGCTTGGCACTGATCTTGCGCCCGGCCTTAGTGATGGTGTCCACGGCAGTCGTCAGGTCGCCTGCGTCCAAGTCGTCGTCATCGGCTCGTTTGTAAATCATGATGTGCGACCCGTCACCCGTCTCTCGGTCGTAGTTCGCGCCTATGTCAACAAGGTCGACCCGCGTTACCTGTAAATTGACCAGTTCTTTTGCCATCGCCTACACCTCGCGACGGTCGGCTCGACCCTCGATGGAGAACATGGAGAACTCACCACTCCGCACCTTCTCAAACGATTCCTTGGGTAACTTGAACCCTACCCACCACCGTGGCGGCACGGCATCTCGATCAAGTCCCATTGCTTGTAGTTTGTCTGGCGTCACCACAAAACTTTCGACCAGCTTGGCAACCGTTCCCTTGGTACTGCCCCGGTCGTGCATCTCGCCCATATCGCGGAACTTCAGCACATAGTCGTAGGCGGCGTCTTCCAACACATCCGGACTAATACGCTCGTTCTGGAGATCCGTCAACGCCTCACCAGCCTTGCTTACGGCAACATTGGCATAGCCGAACACCAGACGCTTTGGTTCGTCGACTTTCGCAATCGGATACATTACCTGTAATGATGCGAGACCGTTTTCAGCATGTCAACCATGTAGGGAATGTTTGTGTCCATGTTTGTCCACCGATGTCCCCTGTGTACACAACAAACCGCCCGGCACCCCGCTGGGAATGGGAGTACCGGGCGGCTCTCGTCGGGGGACGAGACAACTGCTACATCGTCGTGGGGTGTTCCAAGTCAGCCCAGATGTTCGCTGACGCGGTGATGTAATCTCTCAAAAGTTCCCGAGACCCTTCATACCTTGCTTTGAGTGACGGGCGAGGATACGGACCTCGCGAAGTGTTATCTGCAAGGTCTGCCCATTTTACCAGCACAGCCAGCGGCGACTCAAGCACCCGCGCCAAGTACTCATCGTGGTAGGACTCCCCTTCGCGTCTGGTCAGCGAATCGACAGCCGTGGCAACCGAAGCGCCGAAGTCCCGCTCAATATCAGCGAGCGTAACATCAGAGTCTTCGACGACATCGTGCAACCACGCGACGACCCGTGGAAGCTCATGGCTTGTCCAATCTGCCACCCGAGCCGCCACTCGACCACTGTGCGCGAATGAGGCGAAGTCATCGTCAAACACGGTTCCGGCCAACGCTTTCGCAAGCAGAACCGGGTCATACAGTGTCTTGGTCATGACTTCTCCTTTCACAATGATAGTATCATCATTCATGCTCAAAGTCAACATCAACCTCAAGCGTCCAGCCGCATTCAAGGCATTCTGCTCGCTCGGCAGACAGCACCTCGACTGCTGCCGCATCGCATTCCGGACATTCCGGCGGCGGGTCTGGTGGACTCAGTGGCGGGTCTGGACAAAACATCCAGCTATTTCCGTGCATAGGTCACCCCCCATCCCACAACCGGTCGACTCGCACTCATCGAGAGCATGACGCAATCCGCTGATTCGACGACATTGTCAGTGCCAGATCGCCTAAACGATCCAGAGACATCGTATGGACTGTAGCTCACCGGCACTCCGTACGGACGATCTGGGTCGTCGCCCCTTGCAAAGCCGCGAAAACATGTACGGTCTGGATCAATGTCAACCAGACCGCGCACATAGGCATGGACGTTCTTGCGCCCCTCGGCGATCACTCGGCGTCGACCCGCCTGAGACACCACGAACCGTGCGTCCTCGACAAGCACATCGTCGAGATGCGCGACAACTCGTCCGTAGCGATCACCACGCTCACGAGACCGCACAGACCAGCACCCCCTATGCAAGTTCTTGTAGACATCGGCTTTTCCGCTAAACTGTTCAAGACGCAGTCCGCTCATAGATTCCCCCTCCCCTAGGCAAATTCCATGCCCTCACCATCTTCGACGCGAGCGTTGAACACCGGATGCGCGTCGGCGAAATCGGCCAACCGGTTCATCGCCGAATCAGGCTCTAAAGACGCGAGCGTCAAGATCGTACCCGGCACCCGTTCGCCAACATCCTCGGCAAACATTTCCTTTACGAGCGCAAAGTAGTTGGTGGCGAACGCTTCAAAAGTCATGTCTTACTCCCTTCAATAATGATAGTATCATTACTGGCCTAGAAAGTCAACCCCACACTTACCACACAGGCAATGCTCCCACGCCCCGGCGAACAGTCACAGGGGCGAGCCAGTCGGGTTCTTCGCCAAGCGCACCCGCGACGTACCCGGCGGTCACGGTTTCATCCTTGGTGAGTGCGCCCACGCCACGAGCCGCTTCCGCATCGGTCCCGTAGTGTGGTTCCGGAGTCGCAGTCGTCAGGCCAAGGCACCCTGTCCCGAACCGACCCGGCGGGTGGCGATCATCAACCGCGTGTCGCGCCCCATCCCGCTTCGTCCATTCAATCCGAGTGCCAGCCGGGAACCGATCCCCGCAGCGGCGGCAGCGACCCGCGTATTTCGCATTCAGTAACATCTTGCGTCCCCTTTCATGATTATAGTATCATTACAGGGAGAGAAAGTCAAGACCGATTCATGATTGTCACCTGACCGTCAGCCCCACGATCCGTACATGGTTCGATTGTGATACGACGCTCTGTCACACGCTGGTGGCACTGGCGGCAGAGCATGAGGCAGTTCTCGGTGTTGAAGATGTCTTCTGGGGAACGACCCCGCAGTTGAGCACGAGACCGAAGCTCGTGCATTTCGAGCGTGGCGTGACGGACACCGCACGAGCGACAGCGCTGATCACGAGCCAGCACTACCGCTCTGACCGTCCGGACGACCTCGTGTCGGTGTCGACGCTGACGGCGCTTCTCCGTTTGCCGCGTCTCTGGCTTCGGGAGCAGGGTCACCGCTATACCTCAGAGACAGAGCACCCAGTTGTAATGTAGTCCCTAGTCGGTGTCATACCTGTCGTCAGGCCACGAATCAGTTCGTCCAGATGCTCAGACTCGGATGCCGCGTACCCGCCCTCATCCAGCACCCAATGTCCTGCTGGGACTGGACTGCCAGCCACGAGCCTGTGGTGAGCCGAGTCAAGTGGAGCGTCATCACCATCATCAATACCCCATACTCCCGGTGACACCAGCGGTATGGTATGAACCGCACCGTCAATCGTGAGTTCTAACGTCGCCGCCGCCACTAGCCCCACATACGTCCCATCCTCAGTACTAGCCCCATACCATCCATCTGGGTCAGGCGTGACCTCCAGATGTCGATCCAACACACGGTAGGTGGTTTCCATGTCAGTCCCCTTCCTTTCTCCTATCCGGCAATCTTGTCGCGCTTCGCCGCCTCTCGACCAAGCCGCATCTTTTCCAGCTTGACGAGGAGATTCGGGTCTCG